GATTTATAAAATATCGGTGGTGAAGGAATATGGCATTCCGTTGGTGCTGATCGGTGTCGACAGCGGCAAGCAATACGTATTTGACCGTCTGTCTATTGAGACTCCAGGACCTAAGTATTTTCATTTTCCGTTGGATCAAGAGAAAGAGGCCCTTATTGCTGGCATTGTTGAGAAAGCGGGGCTGCATTTGCCGGAATTGTTGCTGATGCGTGGTTATGATCAGATTTATTTCAAGGGGCTTATTTCTGAAAAACTAGTTCCGAGAAAAGAAAAAGGCAGAGTTGTTTTTGTATGGGAAAATGTTGCTACTGATAAGCGGAATGAATCACTTGATCTTAGAGTATACAATCTTGCCTGCCTTCGCAGTATTAATCCGGATTGGTCCATTTATAAACAACTGATCAATGGCAATCAGATTTCAAGAACAGCGGTCAAAAAAGAAAGAAAAACATCTTCATCAACTGCTCCTAAATACGGATGTATAAAGAAAGGGGTAATATGAATGGCAGACAATATTCAGGACGAACGTTTAAAAAATTATTTGGATGCGGAAAAAAAAGCACTCCTTTCGCAAGAATACCAGGAAGGGAACAAAAGAACACGCCGGGCGAATCTCAATCAGATTAGTTCCGGTATCAATGAGTTGATGGCCGGTGGGGCAGGCGTTACACTTCAACCTGGCGGGCGTTCTCGGCGGGTAATTTTGAGGGATTCGTGAGGTTGATATTATGAGCAGCAGAAAAAGAAGTCGGCAAAAGGCCAGAATGCCTACAAATTCACAAGCTATACCGCAGAATGGGGCACGAATCACAAGGAAAATCGTAAATACCGGGTATTCTGAGAGCGGGGCCAGCTATAAAAAGGGGAGCTTGGCCGCCTGGAGGCCGATCCAAAGCAGTCCGCAATCAGATATTGATGTCAATTTGAACACCTTGCGCGCCCGATCGGCAGATGCGGTTATGGGAATGCCATTGGCTACCAGTACGATTAATACATCACGAACCAGTGTAATTGGATCTGGTTTGCGTTTGAGCCCCAAGCCAAAATATAAATTGCTAGGAATTAGTGCTCAGGAAGCAGAAGAATGGGCGCAAACGACTAAAGAAGAATTTGACTTGTGGGCGAGCAGCAAATTTTGCGACGTACTAAAAAAAAATAATTGGTATGATATGCAAGATATTGCCTATGTGCGTTATATGATCGACGGCGATAGCTTTGTGGCATTTAAATATCGGGAGCCGCTCCCTGGGATGCCCTACAGCCTACGCATACAATTATTTGAAGCCAGCCGAGTATGCAATCCGGGAGTACAATCGGTATTAGGTGCGGTTTCACCCTGGAGTGTGACCATAAAAAATCCCGATAATGGCAATCGAATTATCAATGGTGTAGAGGTGGATGACGATGGCGCAGTTGTAGCTTACTGGATTTGTAACAAATATCCGTATGATCCAACAAATACAACCCAACTTCCAGAATGGAAGAGGGTTGAAGCTTTCGGAAAACAAACCGGACAACCAAATATTTTACAAATTTGTCATGATGAACGCCCCGAACAATACCGGGGCGTTCCTTATTTGGCTCCGGTGTTAGAAGTATTAAAGCAAATTAGTCGATATACGGAAGCTGAGTTGACGGCAGCCATCATAAAATCGTTTTTTAGTCTCTTTTTCAAAGAAAGTTATGCCAGCGATGGGAAATTCCCTCTACAAGAGGTTTTTTCACGTCAGGAACGTGTTTCTCTGAATCCAAATGATTACGAAGTGGGCCCCGGCACTCTCAATGTGCTACCACCTGGCTATGATGTGAGTGCTATAGATGGCAGCCGTACTTTATCGACGTATGAACCATTCACTACTCAGTTGATAAAATTGCTCGGCGCTGGAGTAGAGCAGCCCTATGAGGTCGTTCTTAAATCGTTCAATTCTTCCTATACCGCCAGCCGGGCAGCGCTTCTGCAGGCGTGGGCGGCATACAAAACGCGCCGTGTTTGGTTTTCGCGTGATTTTAACCAGCCGTCCTATGAAGCTTGGATGACCGAGGCGGTAGCTATTGGGCGAATTAAGGCACCTGGATTTTTTACAAATCCTCTGATGAAAAAAGCATGGTGCAATGCGGAATGGTATGGGCCGGTCATGGGTGTCCTTGATCCTGTTAAAGAGGTACAAGCATCGGCACTAAGACGGCTGTATGGTATTAGCACAGGAGAAAAAGAGGCAGCTGAAATGACTGGAACCAGTTTTGATGAAAATATTGAGCGCTTGGCTATCGAACAAAAGAATATGCAAGGTGCTGGACTTCCCGTCATAACCGCAAATGCAGCTAAAACAGGGCCGTCAGCACCGGAGAAAGGAGGAAATGAACAGCAGTGAAATTTTGGAATTTTGTTAAAAACGAGGCGGACGCCGTAGAACTGCGAATTAACGGAGACATTGTCGATGATGATGATGCCTGGATTTATGAATGGTTCGGTATCCCGGCAGCATCACCCAATGCGTTTCGCGATGAATTATCCCAGCATGTTGGGAAAAACATTTCTGTCTGGATTGACAGTTATGGCGGCAGCGTGTTCGCTGCTACGGGCATTTATAACGCATTGATGGAGCACAAAAAGACGGGTGCAACCGTATCGACGATTATTGATAGTAAAGCGATGAGTGCAGCTACAATCATTTTTATGGCTGGTGATGAAAGAAAGGTAACTCCCGGCTGTATTTTTATGATGCATAACCCGTTGGCCGGTACTTATGGATATGCGTCTGATCTACGAAAAGCAGCAGACGTCCTGGACGTGGTAAAAGACAGCATTATAAACGCCTATCAATTGCCGACCGGGTTGAGCCGTAATAGGATTGCTTCGATGATGGATGATGAAACCTATATGAGTGCCAAAACGGCTATAAAAAATCGTTTTGCTACCGATATGCTTTATGCGGAAAATCAAGATGACCAGCTAGAATCTATTATGAATTTCAATTTCAGTAGGTTGGCCATCCAAAATGCGGCGCATGATTCGATGAAAAACTTTTTTGCTATTGCGAAAAAGCTTTCACAAAAATCACCGGAAATGACAAAACCCAATAATCCCAAAAATAAGGAGGATACCAAAGTGGAAATTAACACGGTTGAAGAATTAACGTCTGCTTATCCAGAGTTAGTCAACAAAATTGTAAATACCGCTGTTCAAAATGCTTTGAATAAGGAGAATGAGCGTATTAATGGTCTGGATGAATTGGACGATCCGAAAAATGCCGCTATCCATGACATTATTTGTGATGCAAAAGCAACCGGTAAATCAGCTGATGATGTAAAAAACGTGATTAATATTATCAAAAAGCATACTCCCGACACGCCGGCACCGGAAAACACCCCAGGTAAAGAGGGTCAGGATTTTATGAAAAAGCTGCTCAATGATAATAAAAGTTCCGGTGTGGATGGAATTAAAGCAACCGGATCGAGTAAGGAAATCGACAATACGCAAAAAGATGCTGCGGCAATCAATTTCATGGCTGGAATCATCAATAAGAAAAACGGGAGGGCGAACAAATAATGACAGAGTTAGTGAGGGATATTAATGAATTTGAATATGACGGCTTGATTGGCGGTACTAATCCACCCATTTTTACCAAAAATGTTGTCATTGTCAGTGGGGCCGGCAAATTGGCCCGCGGCACCGTTTTAGGACAAATTACGGCCAGCAAGAAATATCAAACGGTGAATAGCACCAGTGAAGATGGCAGCCAGGTTGCGAAAGCAGTGCTGGCCTATCCGGTGGACGCCACCAGTACCGACATTGTGGCAACAGTATACTGGTCAGGTCCTTTTAATCGTGAAAAATTGATTTTTGGCGGCACCGACACGGCTGATATTCACGAAGATGCATTGAGAGACGTTAATATTTTATTGACGTCCCAGCAATAAGGAGGAATGAAAGATGGATATTAACAACACATATTCGCTATTACAAGCATTAGAACAGTCTTTCCTGCCACAGACATTATTTAGGGACACCTTTTTCCCTAATCCATTAACATTTCCTACAAAGACTGTAATGATGGACTATCGAAAGGGAAACAGAAAACTGGCTCCTTTTGTTGCTAAAGGGGGATCAGGGAAGAATGTCGGTCGTACCGGATTCTCCACTAAGGAATATGAGCCTCCGATGATGGCGCCGGATCGCCCGACTACCAACGAAAATGTGGAAAGTCGTGGATTCGGAGAAAACGTTTTTTCAACCATGACTCCAGAACAGCGTGCACAACTGTTAAGGGCGCAAGATATGGCCGATTTAACGGATATGAATACGCGTCGTATCGAGTGGATGTGCGCGCATTTAATGCTTTTTGGTCAGTTTGAGGCAAAAGGATATGCCGATGATGGTGAAACCGTTATTATTGACACGGTTACCTATCCGGATTGGACACAAAAGCTGACTTTAACCGGTTCTGATATGTGGACTGATGCAAATGCCGATATGTACGGACAAATGCAGGAAATGTCTCAAACAGTATCTCGCAACAGTGGCCGTGTTCCGGATGTGAGCATAGGGAGCTATAAAACCTGCAATAAAATTCTGAAGAATGCAAGCATCCTGCAATATTTGCTTATTCCCAACGCGCAGAACTTATCACTGATGAGTATTCAGCCTAGAATTATCAGTCCTGGTGTTGTACGTATCGGATATATCCAAAGCTTAAATCTTGAGATTTATGCCTACGATGGAATTTATGAGGATGATGATGGAGATATCCAACAATATATTCCCGATGGGTATTTTGTTATGGGCGTTTCAGGGCGTGGAAGTCAATTATTTGGTGCCGTGACCCAATTAGAACAAGATGGAGTGTGGCGTACTTATCAGGGAGCCAATGTTCCTAAGGTATGGAATGAAACTGGCAAGGATGTACAAAAGATCCGCGTAGCCAGCAAGTGCGTTCCGAAGCCGGAGTTTATCGACGACTGGTATACCTTGAAAGCATTTTAAATTTTGCCGATTACCGGAAAAGGAGGTAATGTTTTGGATTTACATGTGAAAAGATTCAAAGTGCGCTACCAGGGTAAAGATTATGGCCCTAATAGCGTTATTTATAACGTTGAGCAAGAATTGGCTGAGAAATTAGCTGCAGGAAGCAATGGGACGATAGAGGCGTTGCCCGCAAGAGAAGAGACCGTAGCGGACATAAAAAATAAAGTTAGCAACACCTCTAATGGCGAATCTGTGTCATTGCCATCGGTAGACCCGAAAAAGACGGTGAAATAGGGTGATACTGTGAACTTAAAAGATGTCATGGCCAGCGATATCAATGATGTTTTTCTTGATCCTGACGAATTCGCCGCTCCTCATATCATTGATGGTATGGAAGATATCCTCTGCGTAATTGACGACAAGTCCATTCAGAATCAAATTGACGGCGTATATATTGTACGCCGTCAATTATTTGTGGATCAGACAACTTTAGGGTATCGGCCAGTTCCAGGTCAGAGAATGAACATCGATGGCAAGGATTTTTGGATTGTTGACTGCAACGGCGAAGGCTTACTTGAAATATTGTTGGAGGTCCGTGATTCATGATCGAATTTACTGCCGACCAAATTAAAAAAGCTGAAACCTTGCTGGGAGGAATTAAAGGTGAGTTACCAAAAGCCCAGGCAAATGCCATCAACCGGAGCTTGACAACCGCACGGGCGGAAATTGTCAGAGCCGTGCGGCAAGAGTACATTGTAGCGGCTGCTGCGGTTAGAAAGACAATCAATATCAAAATGGCAAGTGCGGTAAATCCCGTAGGGACTGTGTATTCAACCGGCAGCCCGATTGCTCTCTCCAAATTTGACGTGAGTCCGACCCGGCCTGTTAAGCGCAATACGAAAAGTGTTGTTGCCAGGACTAAAAAAACGGAAGGACGTAAGCCGATTACCCATGCTTTTGTGGCGCGCATGAAAAGTGGGCATATCGGTGTTTTCGAGCGTACGTCCGAAGCGAGATACCTGCGCGGTTTTGAGCCAAGGGCAAAGAAGTATGGCAGCGGCAATACAAAAGGAAGAAAGGCAATTGATCAAAAATTTGGGCCGTCCATACCGCAAATGATCGGTTCGGAAAATGTCAGCCGGCAGATTGAAGCTAAGGCAGCGGAAACTATGGATAAGCGGCTTGATCATGAAATTAACCGTATATTGGAGGCCGGTCGAATATGAATATTCCCGATATGATTGATGCGTTGGTCGGAGAATTGCAGTTTGCTACTGCTTCGCTGCAACTGCAAACACCCAAAGGGGATATACGAAATCCCCAGGTCGCCGACGGATATCTAGCGGCCAAAGATCCCAAAAATCCGAATCTGTTAGAAGATTTTCCGTATGTGATTGCGCGGTATCTCAGCGATAGCACTACAGATGATGAATCTATTGCCAATGTAAAAATTCTCTGTGGTGTGTATTCCAACGATGAAAGGCAAGGCTGGCGGGATTTATTGAACTTAATGAATGCGATAAAGACACATCTTCTTTCCAAGCAGTATTTTGGAGAACGCTTTGAAATTCAGCGACCGCTGAAGCGTGAGATTCCGGAAGGACAAGCTGCCCCGGAATGGAGCGGATGGCTAACTTTAAATATTTTAATTCCTAATATCATGGAGGTGGATAAAGATGTCCTCAAGTTCTTCACGGGAAACTGAACAACGTTCGGATTCAAATACACCAACACCGCAAACAACTGCTAACGGAAAACCCGTTAGCTTTATTTATGTCGGTCCCAGTATACCAGGAGGTGCATTGATCAGGTTCACTGTGTTTCGCGGTGGCAAACCGAGTCATTTGCAACAATTGTTTGCAGATTGCCAGGCAGTCGAGAAGCTGCTGGTGCCAGTACAAAAACTTTCCGAATCCCTGGCGCAGTTAAACAAAACCGGGACGCCGCAGCATACCTGGTATGGCCAGGTGGTTGAATTTATTCAGAAAGGAGCCAAATAAATGGCCTATAAACACGGGGTATATATATCCGAAGTACCGACGTCCGTTTTACCTCCGGTTGAAGC